TTACAGTCCGATGATGTCGTCCGCTCTGCCACTACCTCCGGACACCTCCGGCAGCGTCGGGTCCGGCATACCACCCGCCGCTTCACGAGCAGACTTTTGTCGATGGCATTCGGTACAGAGCGTCCAGAGATTCGTCTCCTCATTACCACCACCGAACTGAAGTGCAATTCGGTGATCGAGTTCACTGTCACAGAGGTCAACCACACGACCACAGAGACAGCACTGCCCGGCATCCCTGAGCCAGATATGACGCTTGAGGGAAACACGTGCACTGCCACTGACACGACGCTGTTCACCCTTCAGAATATTCACCCGTCGGGTATTCAGTGTTTTGATTCTGCTCTGGAGTGTACGAAGCTCAGCCATGTAAAATCCCCGTCATATGGCAATCAGTAAAGGAAATAAATATGTCATCGAAAAACCGGACCCGCAGAACCACAACCCGCAATATCCGTTTCCCCAATCACATGATTGAACAGATCAATATCGCCCTTGAACATAAAGGTTCCGGTAACTTTTCAGCGTGGGTTATTGAAGCCTGCAGAAGAAGGCTGTCAACAGAGCGTTCGGGTATGAATTACATAATTAAGTAACATGGTGTTCACAGAACACACAGTTACCGGACACATCAGTTTTCCATTCGTCCCCCGGCAGTACAGGCTTCCCGTCTGACGGGATAGCCTGAAAAAACACAGAAAATTATTTGTTATAATTAATATAACTTACTCAAAAAAAAGCGACGAGAAAATCAGCATCAACGAGCAATAAGCGCCAATACGTGATAACAAATGGCAGCCATATTTATCTGCAGTATAAGCAATGGACAGGATAACCACACCAGAAACCGTCAGCATAAAATCCATTTGAACTTCCCCGGACAAAATCGACTCATCTAAAGATTTACAGCTCTTTTTATTATCAATATGTTAAAAGTAAAATAAACAGATGTTCAATAATACGAATACAAAAACGTGCTGAAAATCAATGAATCCATTTCTGTGTTATCAATTAATAGTGATAAACATCCGGCTTCTTCCACCATCGCACCGGACCAGCGACCATGAGGGGACAACGCCGCGCTCCGTTAACGCGGTAAACCCCGGTGTGTATCGTTTTTGATTATCCCCGCACACTCGCGCAGAGGATTCTCCCGGTCGGGCTGCGGTCTCTGTTAATGCAGGAATACGGCGACAATACCGCGCATGAATAATAAGGTCGCTCAACACACTGGCTGTAATGCAGCGGATACCATGCGGCATTTAGCGGCATTCATCGTACACTCAACGGTTAGCTCTTCATTCGTGGCATTCACCTGAAAGGTCCTGGAGTGTAATTGCGTACATTTACCACTGAACGAACCTTCAACAAGAACACGACCACGCTGCAAAATACGGAACGGAATTGTTCCCTGAAAAGGCTTTACGGTTACCAATAATTTCTTCATGCATTCTCCGAATAACAAAAATACTAGTTAATACACTGAGTGCGGATATATTCCTGAAGCATTCTCAATGCTGCCTGGTCGCTGATGATTCCGTCTCTGATACCGAGAACGTTTCGTCCAGCAACCGGAGAGAGTTCGACGGCGGCATCATTGCCCACGCCGGAGGTGCCGGTGGCTTCACGCACGGTACCGGGGCAGGTGGCGTTGATCCGCAGGCGCTTACGACCAGCGGCAACATCAGCACGCAGAGTTTCATTTTCAGCTCTCGCATCGGCTAATTCCCTCGAGTATTTTGCATCGAGCGCAGCAACATCACGCTGGCGCACCTGCATGTCAGTAATGGTGGCATTCGCCTGTTCCAGCTCTCTGGCTTTTTTATCGCGCTGCGCTTTGTAGGTGAGCGCGTTGTCACGGTAATGGTTTGTTGCCAGCCACAGCGCACCACAGCCAACCGCCATGACAATAATCACCACACACAGAACACGGTTCATCTCTCTTTCACCCCACCAGTCCCGATAACGTCAGGACTCGCCAGGCGGTGGAAAAGAAAATGGCAACCAGCATGACTAAAAATGAAATGCCGACAAGTACACAGAGGCTCTTCACCAGCGTTATGAGTTTATCTGATATCATTAGCCACCCCATCAATCCGCCTTTGTTATTTTCCCTTTGCCTGTATCAGCCAGGACAAAATCAATCAGCATATTCGCTTCATTTACCAGCGTACGGATTTTTGATACATGCGCGGCTTTAACCTGTTTCCACTCATTCAGCCCGGTAGCAAACACACTGGCAATGTTTTTATCCCGTTTCATGTCAGCACAAGCCTGGTTGAGTTCTTCCATCACGCTCATTTTACGGGGATTAACGACAAAACCCTTCGTCCAGTACTCGTAAAGAACATCGTCGCACTCTTCCTGATACCGGATGACCTTATCGCGGATTTCGGGTTTTACTTTGTTGGGATTAATGGTTTGTAGCCAGCCGGCAAGTTTTCGAAGTGGCATGGACACCATATTGCGTTGTTTCCCATCCTCAGCAACCATAACGATTTCCGTTATAGTTGACGCAAAACGCTGTCTTAACTTAGCCAACTGTGATTGCCAGGCCAGCCCCATCCCCGCAACGACAGGTTTCATGGGAACGTATGGTTCGCCATTATGGTTAACTACATAAAGAGAGTTGCCGTGAAACGGCACGGCCATCATATTCATCGGTTATTTCCTTTTAGTGATGAACCTTGTCTCACAGGAATCCAGCCCACAGAAAGGCACCGACAGCCAAACCGGTATCCTCAAGGGTCATCCTGAAAGGTTCTGTGTTGTGAGATGCGCGTGAGATGCGCAGAAATGACAAAGGCATCATTACGGTGCCTGAGTGTTAAACAACTGTTTTGACTTTATTCACTTACATTTTGCCAATTTGCAGGATTTCGTGTTATCCATCCATGTAAGCAAACCTCATTTTTCAGCAAAATATTCTGCTTATCTGTCGATTCCCCAGCACGCCAGCGCGCTCTCCTGGTCACGACGGGATACCTGACCGTAACAGTTATTTGAGCGAATACGGCAGTCCCTGCCACCGTCCTTAATCCACCAGCGAATAGCTTCGCAGGCACCTTTTCGATCTCCTGCATTAATCCGTCTGTAAAACGTCGACGGGAAACACTTACCGGGGCCAATGTTGTACGGACAGAATGACGCAATCCCCGCTTTCTGGGGTTCGGTCAGTGGCACTCTGATGTTTTTCTCCACCCATGCCAGCGCCTTATCACGCTCAATGGCGTTAACCCGGTCGCATTTTTCCTTCGACAGCTTCATGCCAGGAATAACAGGCTTACCATCCACCCGGGTGGCTCCACGGCAGATGGTCCAGATACCCGCACCATCACGGTATGCTGTGGTGTGGTTACCTTCCTTTTCATCCAGAAACTGGTCGAGGATTTCAGGCGCAGGCGCACCTGCGGCAATCAGCGCCAGAACGGCAGCCGACAGGCCGTATCTGATTTTTGCGTTCATGGATATTTATCAGGGTTTATCGATTTCAAATCCCTGGATATGTTAAGTCTTCAGGCCAGCGGTGGAGTCTTCAGAGAACCCGTAATTATTCCCGGTAGTTTTCCTCTGTAGGTTATCAACACATCCTGCGCCTCTAAAATTACGGGACGCTTTTCCGGTAACGGACCATCCCCTTCACATAACCCGGCAGCAACATCCATGAAAAACTGCTTCGCCTGCTTTTTCGCCTCAGCTTCGTAAAACTCCAGCGTGGCACCTTCAGTACGGTCAAGACTAATCGCCACATGTGGCAACAACAACGACGGATGCCCGCCAATTTCAAGTGCCACAGTAACAGCAATCTTATCCGGGTAATTATTTATCTCTTTAACAACCAGTTCGTATTTTTTCTTCATCGCTTTAGTCTCCCCGCGCCGTCTTACGGCGGTCCTCCCTGATTTTGAAATACAGGTTAGTCAGATACGTCAGCAGGCCAAACAGCAGACTCCCCAGTACACCTATTGCCACCCACTGGGACGGAGAGACTTTGTCCAGCAGTTGCAGTAACCAGTATCCCGTCCCTACCGCTGACGTGGTGTATGACACACCTGTTGTGATTTTTTCCATCTGGTACATACCCCGTCTCCCGTTATCCGGAAGCTGACAACAATAAAAAAGCCACCAGTTAACTACTGATGGCTCTGATAACTCATGCAGGCGTCTCAGACGACCCACTGACACTACCGGTGAGTTTAACGATACCTTCCATTTGACTGGCTCACTTTTTATGATGATGCCGGTGCATTTATCTCCAGCACCAGACTTTCTATCTCAACGCCATACGCTGCATTTTTTGTAACATCCGTCAGCGTCAGCGCATTCAGTCCCAGTGTCAGACTGTCTTTTATAACCTGGAATGCCGGGCCAGCCACTCCATTCAGTTTCGGAGTAACCGTGGCACTGCCGGCGGTGAACACCAGCTCCAGCGTCTGCCAGTCGTTACCGTAATCGCCGAACTCCCCCAGCTTCGTGTTTCCGGCTTTCCTGTGATGCATCAGATTCACTCTGCCGTCAGTGGTCTGAGTGAAGTACGACATCAGGAACGGATTACCGGTACCCGTCATCGCCACACCATCAGGAACGGGAGCATCCGTATACAGATAAATCCCCAGCCCGAACTGATTGTTGGTCAGTGCGCCTGACAGGCGGAACTTACAGGTCAGTCTGCCGCCCTGTGTCAGCAGGGTAATTGCGTCATCCACCGGATGCGTCAGGGACCAGGTTTTATTGCTCTGCTTGGTGATCTTAAATACACCATCTGACAACTGAATTCCGCCATCCTTAATGCTCCAGCCCTGCGCAGCAGCCTCTCCGGCTGCCGGCAGCAGGGAGATTGTGCGAACGGACGTATCTGCAGACGGACCCGATGGCGTGTTGCCGCCGGGCGAGGGTTTGATTTCCGGTGCCTTACCACTGATGAAGGCTGAGGTGCGCCCGGCTGCGTTCAGAATAGCGGTTGCCATACGATCCGGAATAATGCTCCTGCGCGCCCATGAACTGAAATGTGTCGGGCGGTTTGATGATACCTGGTTTCCATTCGTTCTCGATGCCGCACCGTAATATCCTGATGCCGGAATATCCGGATCTTCTGCCGGCGCGTTAGTGGCGGTATTGACGCCGTTACCGTCTGTCATGAAGGGCACAAAATAAACGCCCTCACTCTCCCTGTTTTTGTACGCCCCGTAAATGGTGTTGTACTGGGTGCCGTAGGTATTTTTCCAGTAATACGTCGTGTCACCACAAATCCACGGCACATCTGCAGCACTGCCACCATGGCACTGCGCGTTAAACACGGAGAGGTCAGCACGAAACTGTGTCAGCATGGCTGTAAACAGCGCAGGTTGCTGTGCGTGGGTGGCGGCGCTCATGTCAAACTCTCCCTGCATCCAGCACACCGCCAGCAACACATTTTTCGGGTTCTTCTGTAATGCAGCTTTGGTGCGCGCAATCAGGTCCTGATATAACGGTTTACCCACACCCCAGCGCGCCGAATCCTGGCTGGCCCCCGTGTCCGCACTGAATGTCCCCTCCGCGCCCTGGGTAAATGCCGAACCACCACGACAGCATGGTACCAGCAGGATCCCCGCGTTATTCGGGATATACGGGAGCAGTTTTTTGGCAATATGTAACCCCTGGCCGACACAGCCGTACTGCCCTTTGCTCAGGTCTGCCTTCGGATGATTCAGCGTACTCATATCCTGCACATCATGCAGGCAGTGGTCGGCCGGAATAATATCGTTATATCTGCAGGCAGCCCCACCCGGCGTAACTGTACTGCGGCGCGCCAGCTGTTTAATGCGCGGATCCGGAGCATCGTATGAATCCGGCAGCGGAAGCCCTTCACCGTAAGCCATGGCATTGGACTGCCCGGCCAGTACGATGACGTAGTACCAATCCGGCTCAGATGAAGGGCCGACCTGTGGCTCTCCTTCAATAGCCACCGCCTGCATCAGTGTGTACGGCGTAATGGCAACCGGTCCGCCGTATGGCTGCCAGCCCTCTTTCAGTTTGTGTGTCAGCTTTTCCGCAAGGTCTGACGGCGACGCCGCCCTGATAACATCGTAATGTTTAATCGACATCGAATTTCTCCCGTGTAGAGGAACAGAGTTAAAAAGCCGGAAGCGGAATCAAATCACAGGATGACCATCTGCCAGTGGCTGGTCGTAAAAAAAAGGCCGCGCCATGCGCAGCCGAAAATAAAGGGATAACGATGATAGTTTGAGAAAAACAGAAATAACACTTTTGTGGCAAAGCATGGTGCCGGGTGCCTCCCGGTGAATTCAGTATCAGCACCTGAATCCGCGATTACCCCATATTCCTTCTTGCTGATTGCCCCACCGCACAGGGGGATTCACCATGCAGAAGTGTTTTTAATAAACAGCAAACAAAAAAATCAAGCATTATGCAGGCTGTTTCTTTTTATCACCGGCCACAGCAATACCATAATGCCGCAGACCAGCACCCCATCCGCCAGCACCGACATGATTCTGCTGGTGAAATCCACCATCACCACCAGAAACAGCAGGAGTGCAGCCACAGTCAGGCGCAGTTTTACCGTCACAGGTAATTCTCCAGACGAAGACCCAGAACACCGGCAATCTCTTCCAGCACCTTGCGCTCTTCCGGCTCAATTTCGCCGTCTGCCTCCGCAATGGCCACCGCCACATCCAGCACATCTTCCGCTTCACGCGTATCGTGTTTCACATCCTCGATCTCACGTAACGCCGCACGACGACCAGTTTTAAAGTTCGTATCCAGCTGACCGATAATGGTTGCGCTAATCGCATTAATTTCTGACGTAAACGCGTACAGCGCAGGCTGATTACGCAGTACCTGTTCGATCTTCGCTTTCTAGGAAGCCTCACATTCACCATCTGCATAGGCCACCAGGTAGGCGGCGTTAATCACCACCTGTGCCAGATCGCGTTTTTCAAACTTTTTAATTTCCGTTGCCGCTCTGCGGGCTTTTTTTACCAAAAATACCAAACATCGTGACGTTCCTTTGGGTGGGTGAGCCAACGCCCGGGAGCGATCTGCCCACAGAGAAAGTCACACTGACCACTCCGTAAGCTCCCCCCCCCCCGAAAGGCTCTGTGGTTGGTATGCGCCGGGCGTGGCGCAGATACAAAAAAGGCCCGCAAAAGCGAGCCGGGAAAATAAGTGTAGCGCGTTGTACTGGAGTCGAACCAGTGACCGATTGCTTAGAAGGCAATTGCTCTGTCCTGCTGAGCTAACAACGCAGAATACCGATAATGGACCACCACCGGGGACTCGAACCTCGCACACTCAACTTAAAGGGTTGACGCTCTTTCCTGATGGCTAGTGGCGGTTGGTGGCCCTTGCTGGATTTGAACCAGCGACCTGGCGATTATGAGTCGCTCGCTCTCACCACTGAGCTAAAGGGCCGGGCGCAGGATAATAACGTTACGAAATCAATGTTGCAAGCATACAAAAATCACCCTTATCTCCTCCACCAGCGCATTCACCATGTCTATCCGAGATAAGTGGCACAACAAAACCCGCTTGTGGGCGGGTTTTGTTTGCTTTTGCCATCACGTACAAAATCGGCAAAATATCAGATTTGCATGAAATATATGCCTTTCAATCTACTTTTGCAACACTTTGCTTTGAAAATGCCGCCTTTTGTTTTGAACGTGTTCTCATTACAAATAATAAAGCCTCACTATCCAGTCGGTGAAAAATGTGTTTCATTGCAACCCAGTGACGAGTAAATGTTTTGGACCAGTTTTTAGTTGTCACTCCCGCCAGTAATGCCAGCTCCTGATATTCATAACCTTCCCCACCAAAAAGTTCTGCTTTTACTGCCTGCGCCGCCAGCCAGATTAATTTTTTCAGGCGTTCCTGCGTTTTCCCAGCAATTTTTCTGGTACCGGATTGAGTATTAAATTCATTCCACGCCCACTGTGTTATCGCGATCTGATATTCCCAACAAATACTCCCGCTGTAACACCACAACAACCAGGCTTTATGATGTTCTTCAAGAGACAGAACAGCCCGCCGCCACGATGATGTCGAAAACTCAACCGGACTGACCAGAGGAATTGACGTCACCTTCGCCAGCGATTGCTTTCCCGGGATTGGTGGATTATCCCGCGTTATCATTTTTCCAGTCACTTCATCGCGGTACCGGATTTTTTTTCGCCTGTAACGCCCTGTATCGAACATGGCATTCTCCTGCCAGGCTTCAAGCTGACCTTTTGTTGCCCCACTCAAATCAGCGGTGGCGATAATGAGCTGCTCACGCACAAACTGTAAATAGTGGTTATTCATGCGCACTCCAGTTCTGTGATTTTTATCCCCAGCCGCCCACCAGGAACGAGCTGACCGCGCACAATATTGATTTCATCAAACTGCTCGTCGTCTATGAGAAGTCCGGCATGCGTCAGCACATCCAGTGGTGCTTTCAGGATATTGTCCAGGTCACGACGGCGCTTATCCGGTGGCTCTGCAATAATCTTTATCACCAGCCTTCCGGACAGGTTTAATTTCAGCCGCTGCTGGCGAACAATTAGCGCCACATCACGGCGATAACGCTTTCCGGCTTCCGAGATGAAATACGTATTGCCATGACGTCGCCAGTAGGTATTCACCGTCGGCGGGTAAGGCAAAACAAATTCTATCCGTTCAGTCATTCATGCTTTCCACTTCAGGACACCCGAATTTCTCGCGTGCATTAAAAAACGAATCAGCAACAACAGCTGGCTGCCGTGTTTTTCTTCAAAATCTTTTACCCCGGCGTGTAGTTCGCTATGGCATTTACGGCACAGCGGAATAACAAACAAATCATCAGCCTTTGTTCCCATCCCTCCCAGTCCATGACCAATGATGTGATGCGGATCATCTGCCTGATTACCGCACGTCATGCATTTCTGCGTTTTTACCCAGCGCGTGTATACAGGCATCTCTTCCCGTTGTGGTTTCTGGCGCTGGAGATACTGAGCCGGTGACTCCGGATCAACGGCAATGCTGACCACCGTCTTTTCCTGTGGCGGGTTTTGCTGGTGGGCGTGAGGCAGCGGCGCAAGATTTTTTGTGCGCTGCTTCAGTATGATGGTGGCGGTCTGCTCTCCCGGTACGATGTCGCTTTCACGGTACATTGAGCGGATTTTTTCCGCACGCAACCCCAGCGAACGACGTAATACCGCTTCCGGTAGCGCGTCCGCCACCTGATTGCGGACCGCCCACCAGGATAATTCAGCCAGAGATAATTCACGCTCCTGCGTACCGCTTATTGCGTGACCGATGACGTCAATCATCCATGCTGACAGGTTTTGATGAGCAAGTTGCTCGAGTGATTCGGATGTCTGGTCACGCAGCTGGTTGTCGCAGTGCCAGCACAACACCATTGCGCCGGTACCATAACGGTGAATAACGGTTTCACTGTGATGATAGTCACCATGAGGCCACTGGCAGGATTTGACATGACGCAACAGCCAGTCAGACAGTGCACCAGCGCCACCAACAGCACGAATCACACGCTCATTGCTGAAAAACGGCAGTAATGATTTATCCTCCGCCAGCGGCTGGCGAACGGCAGGGACGATGCCGGACGGCAGACCGCGCATGCTTTTCGGTTCCGGCTCCACAAGCACTCGAGGGTTATGGAATACCTGCATGGATTCACGGCCTGGTTTAAGGACCACCAACCCAAGTTCCGGTACCGGAACAGGTCGAAGTAATACCCGCACGTTACCTCCAGATGCGTTGCTGGAATGTGCGGGACGGACGCGGTGGGCGCTCGGAGTACGGCAGCCTGACGTAGATTATCCAGTGACGATAATCGAGGCTGAGGGCTTTCCTAAACTCATACCCACGTCTGCGGTAGTTCTGAATCAGCCATTCGGCCTGTTCTTCAGTGCATGGGGCGTGCCGGAACCAGTCAGATTTGAATGCATGAGAACGCCGCCCGTGCCTGCTGGCAAAGACGGCTGAATTATCAGAATTGTGTAGTCTGGAATTTTGCGCCATCGGCTTTCTCCGGTGGCACAGTGTTACTCAACAGGGGTTCAGCCCTGCGCTGAATTGTAGATGAATTCACTAATCTTCAAAAGCAGAAAAACCAGCCTTAATCCCAGCTTCTTTCAGAGACGGCAACGATGTGACAAATTCATTTGCACGCAAAATAAAACCATCCGTCACAAGCCCATCCACAAAATGAATTAACGCAGCTCCACTCTTCCTTTGTTGAGACTGTAAACATTTAATACGGCAGTGGCTGACAATAGCGCCCTTCTCAACGCGCACAGTATAGAGGCCATCTTCACTAAAAATTTCACGTAATTCTTCGATTCTCATCAACAGAATCCTTCCAGATAAATAGCACTCCCCTGTTCGGGGTCCATCCCTCTTCTCCCTGCGCGCTACTTAAGTATTTTTGATTCTATTCCGGCGCCGTCCGGAACTTCAAACGCGTTGAAAATAAAAACAAAAACCCGCCGAAGCGGGTTAAGTGCGGGTGCGTTGAGGATGCCTGACACATCAGAGGTGGCGAGGGATTTCTCCCCCGCCTGGTCTCTTACTCCTCAGGTTCGTAAGCTGTGAAGACAGCGACCTCCGTCTGGCCGGTTCGGATTCGTACCTCGCAGAGGTCTTTCCTCGTTACCAGTGCCGTCACTATGACGGTTAAACAGATGACGATCAGGGCGATTAACATCGCCTTTTGCTGCTTCATAGCCTGCTTCTCCTTGACCTTTCGGTCCGTAAGAGGCAATCTATATGTGACGAGCATATAGGGGCCTCACTTCGATTTATAGTCGGGTGGGGCTTTTATCTATCTGCCGTTGGTGTTCATGCCCGAGGCAGATAGCCTCAAGCACCCGCAGCAATCCTACTTAACTCTGCCGTTACAGCAAACCGTTTTCGCCCGATATGGGAATTCCCATATCGGAATGAATTCAGTTCACCTGGCGAGGCTTAGCGTACAATTTTTCCGTTTTGTGAGCTGCCCCTACATGCCGCTGGCGCGGCATCCGGAAAAAGAATCCACGTCCTGAAGGACGAGGATGTCAAGTGCCTTTCCTGGTCCAGCCATATTTTTTGAATGCAGGCGCCGCTTCATCGGTTTGTAGCCATTCTGCAAATCGACGGGTTTCATCATTTGCATCCTGACGTACTGTAATGTTCATATCACGCCATATCACGTAGTCTGGCGCTATTTCCACGACATCACCAATTTCTGGATTACTGGCTGCCCAGTCAGCCCAGGTTATCCAGACATCTGCTCCAGGCTGATTCTCAAGAGCCTTACGTGCAGTTCCGCTATTGGGCGCATATAAAATAATATTTTTTCGGATTGCGGCGACAGTTTCTATATTCCCTTTACGTCCGGCAATATCTTCCCAGACGCCAGTGCCTGATGTATTACTGGTACCACCACCATCATTAACAATTACGCCAATCCCAGGTCTGGTCAGGTCGTCAATACTCCGGATATTTTTAGGATTACCTTTCTTTACCAGTAAAATACTTTTTCGCAGATAAAGAGGCTGAATATCTTTTTCACTGAAGCTGTCTTTATGGTCCCGAATGATAGCCAGAGCAGATTGTTCTGATGCGCCAAACAAGATATCTGCATTTTTTTTGGCATCTTCATTCCATTTGTTCTGTGGGCCGTAATGAACGTTCACTATAATACCTGTTTTTTCGGCATAAAGTTTGGCTGCATCAAGCAAGGCTGTATGCGGGCCACCAGGACCATACAGATTGATATCAGCATAAGCAGCAGAAGACAGGAATATTAAAAAACCTGCCATTATGTTCCTCATAAAAAACTCCTTTTATTGGTTATCATGAAATAAAGTTATAAACACTACAAATAATATATATTACATCCAGATAAACTTATCCGACTTTACCTCGTGCATAGCTTGTTATTTAAAGTCAACAAAATAAGGAAAATTATACGCATATTGAAGAGTATAAACCTTACATGTTGATTACATTTTTGTAATCAACATCCTGTTTGGAATAGCCAGCCTTTAATGGATAACTATTTCTGACAATGCAATGAGTATAATCAAGTCCATCTTCCACTGAGAATTAGAGGCGGCATGCTTTTTCCGGCTCTTGCCGGATATCCGTAATTGTCCATAATCTGCAGATTTATACCTTCTGCATGACCTGTCAGCGAAAATTTGTCCGGTGTTTCTACGGGAATGACATCAAAAGTTACACGCACTCGCGTTACCGTGTAGACCTACTTTCCTGCACTTGCAAGATCACAGTGGTGTAACCGTAACAGGAATTTATTCTCTGGACCGGCAGTAAATCCCTGAGTGGCGTGGTTCCCATATCAATTTCCCGCCAGGCAGCCTCCATTGCCAGCGTACAGGCTGGAGCCATGACCTGCCCTTTAAATCTGGCCCGACCATCCCACCGGACGTGTTCTTCTCCCCTGAACTTAGGTACAGTCATCTCCAGTGGCACAAAAGTGTCAGCGCCATAATTTTTGACCGTTATCGCGCTACGGATATTTTGTTGACTGGTGAAAATCACCCCGCAGAATCAGGCTTATTCCCTTAACCTGGGCTTTCATCCTGACCGCCGCCTCACTACGACCAATCAGACTGCCGATGCATTTTACCTTCATTGTTAGTATCATGATTTCAGGCCTGCACCATCCGCTCATTGCCCGGACTTCCGACAAATCCCGGCAACCATATCCCGGTGCTTGTTCAGCTCCCGCAGCGCGGCGCAGACTCGCTCCCACTTCTGGACATGATTCTTCGCCCTACGCAGTTCGCGATTTGCCATATGCAGCGATGGCAAAATCAAATCATCTTCTCGCGTTGCAGTAAACGATGGCAGCGACTGCACAATGTCCGCCACAGTTTCTGTTTTAATATCTTCCTGTGTTGCATCTTTCTGTACCGGTAACGAACACCGGCTGGCTGAGGAAAGGCTTTACCATCGGTTTCCGCTACCGATTCAACTTTCGGCTCTGCTGGTAAATTATCACCTGGTATGCAGTAACGAATTTTACCGTTCTGGTTTACGCGAATCAGACGACCTTTGCTGATTGCCATTGCCAGCGTTGAAGCAACTTTGCGGGATGTTGTACCGAACAGCGTAGCCAGTTCATCCGCCGTTTGTGGTCCGCGTTGTTCAATCGTCGCGGTTAAATCGCACTCTGAGATTTTCGCTTCTGTTGCCGTGGTGGTTTCTTCTGGCGCTGGCTGTTCCTGCTGAACGTTGTTATCAGCCACACGCCAGGTGTATACGCTTTTATCAACGAAGCCAGCCTTTTTCAGTTCCCACAGCTCGTTCAGTACTTCTTCACGACTGATATCAAGTCGCGCAGCCAGCTCTACCGACGTGGCTTTTCCCATCGCTTTCAGTGCGTCAAAAACAGTCTCCATAAATTTCCTCCCGGTAAAAAATCACTTCTCAACTCAAACAAAACCAGCCGCTTTCCGGCGTTCATATTCCTGTTTCAGCAACTCAATTGGCGTTGGCCCCGACGGGCGTTTGGGGGCCGCCAGTTGTCGCCGGACTGGCGGAACGCTCAGGCCGTTACTAACATGCTTTGCCCATTTCGTCAGTTGCCGTTCTGCAAGCCGTTTTAATTCCCCTTCGGTCATCTGGCGCTCAATCCCCTTTGAACGCATCTCGAGGCAAATGTGATACAGCACAGGCTGAGACCACGGGTACTTATCACTTCCGTCGTATCGCCAGGACTCATTGCGCCAGCGGCGGTACTCCTCCATCACAGCATCCACCGTCAGACCGAATGGATTGGCTCCGCTTTTCGAAATCAGTGCCACAAACTCAGCCAGGTCCGGAGGCCATGTTTCACCCGCCCGGCAGCGGTCCATGCACTGGCGGCAGACCTGCCGGATTTGCTGCTCAGTCATCGCGCCAATCTGTGCAATCCAGAGCTTCGAAGGTGCGGCCCCGTTCTTCTGGATCCAGCGGTTCGAATAAACCACCCCCATGAGTTCCCACAGCTTCCAGGCCGTTTCCGTCGCTGATAAATCCGTTTTCACGTTCCCACTGCTCACGTGCTGCCCGAATTTCCTGAACTGCCCGTGATGCGGTGCCACCTGGTGCTGCTGCATGGTTTACCCCTTTGCTGACTGGTTTAACCTGCGCCCTGACGTGATTTACGTGACGGGCGAATTTCTGCTCCCACTGAATCTGCGTAAACACTTTCCCCTCCGCTGCCCAGTAGTCCCGGAAGGCGGCAAGTTCAGCAGGTGTAAATTCTGTCTCCGGCAAAGCCATCCCCCACAACGCAGCCCGTCGTCGAAAATCCCGTGACGGATACCAGCTATCGCTCATCGGGAATTTTCCGATGGGTTCGCTCAGGCCATACAGGAATACAGGGGGGGCTGCCTGTAACGACAAAACTTCCTGCTCACTGGTCGGAGCACTCTCGCGTGCGTTATGTGTGGGGTTTAGATCTTTGGGTTCCTTTGGGTTCCGTGATCCGTTTTTGGGTGTCTTTGATGGAAAATTTGGGTGTCTTTGGTTATTTTCCATGCAGCTAAGAGTTCTGTTTTTGGGTCTGTTTTGTGCTGAAACATAACCATTTTCGGTACTGTTTTTATTAACAGCACCAATTTTACCCACCTTTAAAGACTCCCGTTTTTGGGTGTATTCAGGCTCGGCAACACTTTCTTCTACACCGATAAGTCGGTACACCACAATTTGCTTTGTTCTGCCTTTTCTCTCACCGGTATCAACAATTAACCCAATCTCCATCAGGTGTCGTAAGCTGTCCTGCACAGTCTTTTTGTTCAGTTCCGTTACTTCTGCCAGTGCAGATACAGACGGGTATGCACACAAATCGGCACCGCACATATCAGCAAGCCAGGTCAATACTGACTTACTGGATGAACTGCCGGTTTTCACCTTTTTAGCCCATCGTAGTGCATCGATACTCATACGAACCCCTGGCAGACATTTGTTTATCTGCAAAGTAATATTGGTATTGCTGACGATACGCGTGCTTGAAAGCAATAGCTTTTTCTATAAGCTCGTCAGTCTCACGTTCCACAACAACTGGATCCGCAAAAAGCAGCCCGGACTCCACCACATCGCCATATTCTTTGTTTAACCCGGCGATCATGTACGTAATGCTTTTTCCGTCAGTAATTTCACAATACAATCTGAAATCGCTGATCCGGATAGCCTCCATAATTGCCGGAATCAGCGCCGTGAATTTGTCACGCTTATCTCTGGTGTCGATAGCTTTCCAGCGTTCGAATATCTTCACCCGGTTAACGCCCAGCGCCCGTTGATCAACCTCGCCATCATTAAACGTGACGCGTTGAACATCGATGTTCGGGCGTTCTTTCAGAGCCCAGAATGCTTCCGTGATTAATATCGTCGCCTGCTCCTGTGTCATTCCTGGTCGGCATACCCAGGTATCCAGAGCCTCACAAACCTGTTCAGTGGTGATTTTCATTGTTCAACCGCCCCGCCCGCTTTGCCTTACGATATTCGTCATAAACTTTGGGGTCGTACTGAAGTTCCCCGCCGGATGCCTCTTGCAGGCGCATCGCGCGACCTTCAGGAACCAGTTCCCCCCATGCAGCAACGCTTGCCAGCCTAACTCCTGCGACATTGGCAAGCTTTGTTTTGCTGCCAAAAAACGCTATAGCATCAATTTTCAACATATCGAACCCCTTAGATTTTCCTAAGGAAACTAGATCGTAGAGAAACCTAAGTCAAGAAAAATTAGAATTACCTAATATGAAAAACGAAACCTTCGGTGCTCGCCTCTTATACAGGCGAAAAAATTAAAACTGTCTCAGGCCGCATTAGGTAAGCTGGTCAAAGTGGCTCACGTAACAATTTCTCAATGGGAAAGAGATGAAACACAGCCAGCGGGGAAGAGATTATTCGCACTGAGCCAGGCGCTTCAGTGCTCGCCGACTTGGCTTCTTTTTGGAGATGAAGATAAGCAACCAGGCGAACCGATCCCAGATAATCAGCCAGTCAATCTGACAGAAGATCAAAAAGAGTTGCTTCAACTGTTCGACGCACTGCCTGAGTCAGAGCAAAAGGCTCTGTTGTCAGAGATGCGTGCTCGAGTTGAGAATTTCAACAAACTTTTTGAAGAACTACTCAAAGCTCGCAAAAGAAGCGCAAATAAATAACCCCCCTTTTTTTCGCAACTCTCTGTAATAAAAAGCACAAACTTTCAAATACTTGTGTTTTTTACATCAAGAAGCTTAGGTTTTTCTACACAAAAAGCTTGACCATAACTCTTAGGCTATTCTAAATTCTACTCATCAAGACACCGCACGGTGTTCTCAGCAAACAGTTCCGCTACCCGGCGTTAAGGGGAAGCAGAGGATTTCTCAGTGGGCGAAGTCAAACATCAGAATGGAAGGCGTCCAGGGATCAGCAAAGAAACAGCGATGGCGCTTTATATTGATATCAGCGCCATTGCCGGACAGGTAAGAGTTATCAGAGCGGTAACTAAGCGGTATGCGCCTTTACTTCAGAAAGTCTCTGGTGAGTGCACCGAAGATATTGTCAACGATTTCGTCATCGAACTGCGAGGACTCATCTTCAGTTACAAGGTGACCACAATTTTTGCAGATGGCTCCCGCGAAACTGTCAGAGCCCTGCGGCTTAAAGGATGTGTCAAAGACTTAGCCACCACATTCTGGGCAAGAAAACTTGATTGTATTCATAACCAATTTCCTCTCGAGTAACAGACCCCTCAGAGGATACCACCTCGCCTGACGTGGTTAAAAAGCAGGCAACGCTAACCACAAGGAGCCGACATGCAGAAACGAGACCCCGTCATCATCGCGCCAGACTATACCGATGATGAACTTTATGAGTGGATGCACCAGAAAATTAAGGCGGTGCAGGACCTGAAATGGGCCAATGAAGCCAGGGCTAAGCAGGCTGAAAATCTGTCCGCTCTGGAGCAGGATATCACCAATCTGGAAAAAGCAGCGGCATTAAGCATTGCCAGAATGATTACATACCCACGTTAATAGCTAACCAACGAGGCTAATAATGGAATTTAAAGATTTACCAACGCCATTACAGGAAATGGCATCGAATATAGTTCGTTCACAACTGGCTACTCTTGACCTTAGTACCGCAGAAAAAGAAACCATCGATAATATGGTTCGTAATGTGCGCAATGCTTTTTCTGGGCTATATGGTTCTGATAATCAAAAGCAGGAAAGCGATGTTAATAAACGGGTAATTTCTGTTTGCGTGAATGGCCATGTTCTTTCATCAATCAAAACAGAAACGGCGACAGTCTTCGATTGCCTTTGCATTGTACAGAGCCTTGTTGATGCCCTGTTTCGTTCAGTGAATTTAGAAAATGATGCAAATCTGCGAGGGCGCATAATAGCACATCCATATGCACATACTTTAGGCTCTGTGGATATCAAAGATCCCACAAATCTTTAATGAAATAGTTAACGCGAATTGTACTTGCTCTTTCGGTTGCTTTCAGAATACGCGTTGAAACTGCTGGCGGTAATTTGGTATTCCATTTATTAAAATCATGCCCGGGAAAGTACTCTTCGAAAATACTTTTAACTGCAGACTCGCCTATTGAAATGCTGCTTACCATGCGATTTTGATAAAGGCATTTAGCAATAAGAGTTGATTTTAACATTCACCCTCCTGAGGGTTGGTAATTAAGGAGTTCTCCACGGGTGAAGTGGAGTGCGTGCGCCGGACACGGGTGAACATCCGGCACTGACAGTTTACTGAAAGGATATTTCTCTGAAAAGTCAGACCATAACGCGAAAGCGCACGGCGAGGTAGCTGGTTCATAGATAGCCTGTCGTTAAATTTTCGTCGACCGTGCGCTTCCGGTTGTGGCAATCCGCGAAATGGCGCGGCGGTAAGTATGGAGGGGTTATTCCTTCCCCGTTGAGGACACCGGGTTGTCAGGTTGACCATACGCTTAAGTGACAACCCCGCTGCAACGCCCTCTGTTATCAATTTTCTGGTGACGTTTGGCGGTATCAGTTTTACTCCGTGACTGCTCTGCCGCCCTTTTTAAAGTGAATTTTGTGATGTGGTGAATGCGGCTGAGCGCACGCGGAACAGTTAAAACCAAAAACAGTGTTATGGGTGGATTCTCTGTATCCGGCGTTAATTGTTAACTGGTTAACGTCACCTGGAGGCACCAGGCACCGCATCACAAAATTCATTGTTGAGGACGCGATAATGGAAACGTTATTACCAAACGTTAATACGTCTGAAGGTTGTTTTGATATTGGTGTTCTGCTCAGTAACCGGGAGTTTACGGAAGATGCCATTAAGATGAGAAAATATGAACCTTATCTTCTCAATGATAATTCCATACTTTCCAGAATTGCCCTTCTTGAACTTGGTATTATCGGAGAACAGCAGTGACTTCAGCATTTGCACTGGTGATGACCGTTTTTCTTATAACGGGTGAGCCACAAAATGTGATTACCGGAATTTATGACAGTAAGTCATCCTGCATTCAGGTAAGGGACGAACAAAAAATCCCCGGTGAATGCCTCCCGTTAAAAAAAGTATCGCTGAACCTGAATAACGAAATACCGGCTGGATAACCCGCCAGCCATATTAACGCCATACCAACGGATTAAAAATGCCAGCAATGGCAGGGATTCGTTCACCCTGAAATCTGTAATGAGGTTAAAACAAAATGAGTAAAGTCTTTATTTGCGCCGCCATTCCGGACGAACAGGCAATAAAGGAAGAAGGTGCCGTCGCTGTAGCCACTGCCATTGAAGCCGGTGATGAACGTCGCGCCCGCGCAAAATTTCACTGGCAATTCCTGGAACATTATCCGGCTGCTCAGGACTGCGCTTATAAATTTCTTGTCTGCGAGGATAAACCCGGTATACCCCGCCCTGCCCTCGATTCCTGGGATGCTGAATATATGCAGGAAAACCGCTGGGATGAGGAATCCGCTTCCTTTATTCCGGTCGAACCAGAATCCGATCCGATGAACGTCAATTTTGACAAGCTGTCCCTTGAAGTACAGAACGCGGTCCTGGTTAAGTTCGGTACATGTGAAAACATCACCGTTGATATGGCGATTGACGCGCAGGAATTACTGCAGGAAGACGTTGCTACCTTTGACGGGCATATCGTTGAAGCACTGATGAAAACGCCTGAAATTAACGCTATGTATCCGGAACGCAAACTGTTCGCTATCGGATGGGTTAAACACAAATGTAATCCGGGTGCCAAATGGCCCGAAATTCAGGCTGAATTACGTAACTGGAAAAAACGGCAGGACGCAGAGCGCAAAGAGACTGGAAAATACACGTCTGTTGTTGATCTCGCCAGCGCCAGAGTCAATCAACAGAACACTGAAAACTCAGCAGGAAAAATCAACCCAGTCACTGCCGCCATTTGTCGCGAATACAAGCAGACATGGAAAACGCTGGATGAAGAACTGGCCTACGCTCTCTGGCCTGGTGATGTGGATGCCGGAAACATTGACGGCAGCATCCATCGCTGGGCAAAAAATGAAGTTATCGACAACGACCGCGAAGACTGGAAGCGTATCTCGGCATCAATGCGCAAACAGCCTGATGCCCTTCGCTACGACCGCCAGACTATTTTTGGCCTTGTCCGTGAACGTCCGATCGACATTCACAAAGACCCTGTGGCACTGAACAAATACATTACTGAATACCTGACTACAAAGGGCGTGTTTGAAGATGAAGGAAGAAATCAGAGCGCAACTGATACTCTCTCGTCGCCAGTACCAGAAACTGATGCAGTGGAAACGGCAATTCCGGGCAACGAAAAAACCGAATGCAAAGTGGAAGTCGAACCATCTGTAGAGCGTGAGGGGCCGTTCTACTTCCTCTTCACCGACAAGGATGGCGAAAAATACGGTCGCGCAAACAAACTTTCTGGTCTGGAAAAAGCACTAGCCTTGGGAGCTACGGAAATCACAAAAGAGGAATACTTCGCACGTAAAAACGGCACGTACTCAGGTTCACAACAAAATACTGGTGCATCTGACACGACCGCACAACCAGAGCCGGTAAAAGTTACCGCTGACGAAGTAAACAAAATTATGCAGGCAGCCAATATCAGCCAGCCTGACGCCGATAAGTTGCTTGCTGCCTCTCGCGGAGAATTTGTTGCAGGGATTAGCGACCCGAATGATCCGAAATGGGTAAAGGGGATTGAAACCCGCGATTCTGTAAACCAGAACCAGCAAGAATCGGAACAGAACGACCAGAAAGCGGAACAAAACAGCCCAAATACGCAACAAAACGAGCCAGAAACGAAACAACCTGAGCCAGTAGCGCAACAGGAACCGGAAAAAGTCTGCACCGCCTGCGGTCAGACCGGCGGCGGCAACTGCCCTGATTGTGGCGCGGTGATGGGCGACGCAACATACCAGGAAACATTCGATGAAGAGTATCAGGTTGAAGTTCAGGAAGATGATCCGGAGGAAATGGAAGGCGCTGAACATCCACACAAGGAGAACACTGACGGCAATCAGCATCACGATAGCGATAATGAAACTGGCGAGACGGCAGATCACTCAATTAAGGTGAACGGTCATCAAGAAATCACATCCACCAGCAGGACGTGTGACCATCTAATGATCGACCTTGAAACCATGGGAAAAAATCCTGATGCCCCGATCATCTCAATAGGTGCAATATTTTTCGATCCGCAAACCGGAGATATGGGGCCGGAATTTAGTAAGACTATCGATCTGGAAACTGCTGGCGGGGTCATTGATCGGGACACCATTAAATGGTGGCTTAAGCAATCACGCGAAGCGCAATCTGCCATTATGACCGATGAAATCCCGTTAGATGATGCACTGTTACAATTGCGGGAATTTATCGACGAAAACTCCGGTGAATTTTTTGTTCAGGTCTGGGGAAATGGAGCCAACTTCGACAACACGATTTTGCGCCGTTCATACGAACGGCAGGGGATCCCCTGCCCGTGGCGTTACTACAACGATCGCGATGTACGCACAATCGTTGAGCTGGGGAAAGCCATAGACTTCGATGCCAGAACGGCTATTCCATTCGAAGGTGAGCGCCATAATGCACTTGATGACGCCCGTTACCAGGCAAAATACGTTTCAGTTATCTGGCAAAAACTGATCCCGAATCAGGCTGATTTTTAATGTTCAACCCCGGTCGTTGCCCACCAGCTATAGTGGCGGCGACCATGATTAGCGAACGACGCTCATGGCAAGACTTATTCTGCTCACTGAGTGGGCAAAAGAGGAATTCAGTGAACCGGTCCCAACTCCGAGTACGTTAAGTAAATACGCTAAAGCCGGAATGATATTTCCTCTCCCCAAAAAAGTTGGAAGACGCTGGCGAGTGGATCCGCAAGCTCGCTTTGTCGGAATGGTAAACAAGCCGGAGGTGATCGCCACAGATCACCCTGCTTTGAAGAGGATACTGGAAGATGGCGCGCCCGCGAAAATATAAAACCGATGTTCCGGGATTATCTCCGTATTTTGACAAAAGAAATAACAAAGTTTACTGGCGTTACAGGCATCCCATAACAGGCAAAAATCACGGTCTCGGCAGTATTGACCAGAAACTGGCAGAAACTATTGCAGCAGAAGCGAACAGCCGTCTTGCCCGGCAGCAAATGGAACAAATGCTCAGTCTGCAGGAGAAAATTATTAGTGATACCGGCGGTTCATCAACCGTTACCATTTTTCTGAATAATTACAGAAAAATTCAACAGGAAAGATATGAAAACGGCGAGATCAAACTCAACACGCTGAAACAGAAAGCGGCCCCTCTCAGGGTATTTGATGAACGTTTTGGCACCAGACCGTTAGATGCCATAACCGTAAAAGATGTGGTATCAGTACTGGAAGAGTACAAGGCCAGAGGACATAACAGAATGGGACAAATTTTCAGGAAAGTACTGATCGATGTTTTCCGGGAAGCTCAGCAAACGGGCGATGTCCCGCCAGGCTTTAACCCTGCAGAATCGGCAAAAAAACCGCAGGTGCGGATATCAAGACAGCGACTGACTTTTGATGAGTGGATGATGATTTATAACGCAGCGGAAAAGGATGGTTACTTTTTACAGCGCGGTATGCTGCTGGCACTGATGACAGGCCAGCGCCTTTCAGATATTTGCAAAATGCAATTTTCGGATATCCGGGATGGTTATCTTCATGTCGAACAGCAAAAAACAGGAACCCGGATTGCCATCCCTCTGGCTCTGCGTTGCGATAAATTAAATCTCACCCTGGATGATGTGGTGTCATCCTGCCGCGATTGCGTTCTTAGTCCGTGGCTATTGCACCACCATCACGCGAAAGGGACAGCTAAGCGCGGCGGGATGGTTAAGCCAGCAACATTAACCGTTGCATTTAAAAAAGCCCGGGATTCTGTGGATTACAACTGGCGTGCTAATGGCACCCCTCCCTCTTTCCATGAGCAGAGATCTTTATCAGAGCGATTGTTCAGAGAGCAGGGGGTTGATACCAAAATTTTGCTAGGCCATTCGAATCAAAAAATGACCGATATTTACAACGACGCACGCGGTAAGGAATGGAAAAAACTGGTCATTTGA